GACGACCACCTGCGCGAAGTGATCGCCGGTCGCCAGCAGCACCTCGGCGTCGAGGCCGTCCCGCAGGAAAGCGGGATAGTCGATGTTGTATCGCTCGGCCCAGGCGCGGGTCCCGCTCGCGCAGTAGCCGCCCTGTCGAATATGCTTGATGCGCACGGTTGTCATTTCTTGCCGCCTGCCGCGTGGATCTCGTCTACCCTGTAGTTGCCGACCGCGAGCACCATCCAGTCGCTCGACCAGCAATCTCCGAAGATCACGGCCTGCGGCGTGCCCTCGTCGGCTTGCGGAAAGTCGATGTCGTTGAACGCCGTTGGTACGGCGTCCTGCGGCTTCGGTGCCATCGCGGCGCTGATTACATACGATGCGATCAGGTAGAAGATCGCCCAGCCGATTGTCATTGTTCGGACTCCCTAGAAAACTGGATCACCATCGAACGGCGACTTGCCCGGTAGGTCGGGAACGCCGCCGAAGTTGTCCAGATTGTTGAACTTATCTTTGCAGTCTCCCAGGGTGCGTTTGCAGCCGGGATATGCGGTGACTTGAAGGCCGTAGTATAGCCCGTCAGTAACACCGAACATGGCGCAGGCGGTCCCGATCTGCTGCTCGATGGCGAGGTATTCGGTGCCGCGCGAAGGGTGCTCCCACTGAATGAATCCGCCGTCGAACTTGCCGTCCTCGCCGGTCATTCCCTGGAAGTAGGCGGTGCTGCCAACCACGTCGGCCACGACCACCTGCTGCCCGAACGCGGCCTTGCTCACCTTGCAGTTCAACTCGTCGTACAGCGCGTAGGGGCAGTTGCGTTGCCAGGCCAGGCGCAGGCCGTCGCGCTGCATTGACGCGCTGATCGTGCCGCAGATAATCGTCGCGGTGCCGGGCTGCGGCTGATTCACCTGAAGCAGTTCGCCCATGTAGCCGAGGACGCTTTGCGTGTCGCCCTCGTGGTAGTGGAAGATCCTGACCATGATCGTTTGCGACGGCGGCGCGCCGAAGAACATCTGGACCGGCGCGATGGTGTTCGGGGTCGTGATCGTCAGGTTATCGGTGGCCGCGTCGCCTGTAATCTTCACGCCGTCGTCCGAGATCGGCACGGCTTTCCACTGGTATCCGTCCACGTTGATGTCCGCATCGGCCGAGGTGTAACGCCAGTTGGCCGCGCCCAGGGTGAACGAATACAGGTAGATCGGGCGGCCATCGTCGTTGCTAGTCTCGATTGCTGCGAATGTCATTTCGGTGTCCTCTTATCGGTGAACTGGTGAAGCGCCACGGCCACGTCGATGCTGACCTGATTGCTCGACGGGTGGTGGATCTCGAATTGGTCTTGGTCGAAGCGCGTCTCGGTGATGAACGAGATCCGCTTCAGGTCCGCGAGTCTAATCGACGGCAGTGCCGCATCCAGGGACAGCGACTCGCCCACGGTGCGCAGGCCGTCGTAGATCGTAGCGGCGTTCGTCACCGTGCGATACAGCGTCGGCGCGCCGTTGTGGAACTGGAAAGCGAGTTGAATTCGTAGCGGCTGCGGCGACGAGATCGCGGCCCTGAAGCCCTGGTTGCGGACCACCAGTGTGTCGCCCTCGAACACGTCGTCCATCGGGTACAGGTCGTTCGTGAAGGTCGGGCACATGAACTTCTTGGCCCGGCCGCGCGCCGCCTGGATGAACTGTCGGAAGGCGTATGCCTGCGAGCGCCCGAACAGGCGCAGCTTCACCTGCATGCCGGTCGTGGTGAACCTGCCGTGGTCGATCACGTACGGCGCGCTGGTCTGGTTGTCCACGGTGAAGGACTTGCGCATGTAGTCCATCGTGATCCCGTCAGTCCAGTCGGGCGCGAAGTGGAACAGCGGCTCACCGCCCAGGTTCGATCCGAACGCGCCGGGGATCTCGTATGGCTCGGACAGGTCGAAGAGGATCTGCGCGCGCGCCACGGTGTCGGTGATATTCGTGACCTGCGGCGGCTGCGTGTAGATGCGTGCCTCGCGCATCGGATAGATCCGCGTGCCGACCGGCCAGGTGCGTTGCGGTGGGAACGCCCACGAGAAGCGCGTGGCCTCGACATCACCGACTTGCAGCACGTCGTACTCGTCGGGGTCGCCGTTGTTCACGAACACGAGGTCGCCCTTGCGGAACTCGCGCAGCGCCAGGTTGTCCAGGGTCACGCCGGTCGCTTCCATGTCCAGGCCATCGGCCATGCGCACCTGCTCGTGCCACAGCGGCACCATGAACGAACCGGCACCGATGCCGATCAGGAAGGCGTCGATGCGGTTGCGCTGCGCACGCTGGCGCAGGAACGACACCTCGAACTGACGGCGCGCATTGCGGCGCACCGAGCGGCGCTGCTCGGCGTCCGTCTCGCTTGCCAGCACGTCGGTTTGCCAGATCAGGCGTTCCATGATTCCGTTCTCCCAATTCGGCAGCGTGGAGAACACCGGCAGGCTGAAGCGCACGTCATCGGTCGGCGGCAGGTCGTCGTCGTTGATCGAACTGTCGTCCAGCATCCAGCCGGTCTTGTCCGAGGCGTAGACGACGTTGCCGCTCTTGTCGAGGATGACCAGGCCGAAGTAGCACGGCGTCGGCGCGGTCGGCAGGTTTTGCAGGATCACGTCGAGGCGGTAGTCGCCCTGCGGGATATACATGACGTTCGTGGCGGGCGCGCCCAGCACGCACGACAGGATGATACGGCTGTCGAACTGCGTGGTGCCCAGCCACAGCGTCGCGGCGTCGTCGGCGTTCATGATGAACGTGTACTCGCCCTCGGTGAAGTTGAAGCGGCGCGACAGGTAGTAGGTGCGAGCACCCCCTGCCGAGCCGAGTGGATCTGACACCGACACCATCTTCTCGCCGTGCGGGCCGGGAGGATCGTAGTCGAAGTCGAAGGGGGTGCGAAGCGTCACGGTTTTATCGTCCTTTCATCCATTGTTTGAGCGTCGGCAGGTTGTTCTTCAGGTGAACCATCGTCACCTTCTCACCTTCCGACGAAGCCATCGCCTGCGGCACCTGCGAGCGGTCGTCCACGAGCACGAAGCGTTGCGGCGTACCGGCTGCGCTGGCGAGATCCGATACGCGCGATCCCATGTTGAGGATATGGCGCGGGTCGCCTCGGGTCAGCACTTCCTCGCCTTTTTCCAGCACGGTCGGAACCTCGTTCGGGGCCAGGCCCGCGATGCCGCCAGTATGGTAACGGACGGCACCGAAGAAGGCTGCGGCCGAGACGTTGGAACGGCTGCGACCACCGCCTGCGCCGACCACTGCGCCCTCGTGCGCCACACCTGCGCTGCCCATCGCCGCCGTCGCCGCAGCACCGATACCGCCGCCCATCCCTTGCAGCATCTTGAGGATCTGCATGCGGATGATCGCCATTGCGATGTCCTTCAGCAGCGACGCGAAGAACATACCCGCTGCCTGCATCATCCCCTTGAAGCCTGCACCGATGCCTTCCTGTCCGGTGATGACCTTGCCGATGGATTCGGCCATCTTGTCGAAGGCGTTGGCACCGTTCTGCGCGATGGACTGCACCAGCGTGGTTTCCCATTCCTTCGCCTTCACGATCCCGGCCTGCGACGTGGCGAGCACCTTCTGCGCAGCGGCGTCCATCACGGCCAACTGCTCGGGCGACATGCCGCCTTGCGCCTTCACGATGGCGATGAACGAGATCAGGTTTTGCGAGATCATCTGGATACTGCGCGCGTACTTCACGGTGACAGCGTTGATGGCGTCCACTTCCTGATTCACGTCGATAGCGCCGAGTTGCCGCTTCAGGTTGATCGCGTCGATCTCGCGCTGCTGCTGCGCCAGCAGTTCGTTCAACTGTTGCTGGCTCGCGTTCAGCATGTTGACCGCGATCTGCGCATTGGTGCTGTTCTTAGCCATCCCCTGACTGATCGTGGCCGCGATCTCGGAAAAGCGCGTCGGATCGAGCTTCTTGGAAAACTCGGTCGCAAATGCCAGCGCCTTCTGACCAGCGGCTTCGATGCCCGGCCCGAGATCCTGAATCTGCGTGTTCGCCTCTGCGAGCGCGTCGCCGTGCGTCAACTGGCCGGAATCTTCCTTCGCCTTGATGGCGGCCAGGTTGTTAGCCAGGATGCCCTGCTTTTTGTTGTAGTCGTCCAGCAGGCGGTTCGCTTCGTCGCGGGTGAAGTTGACATCTTCGACTGCCTTGCGTTCCGCTTTGATCTTTGCGAGCGCGGCGTCGAATTCGGCGGCCTGCTTCGGATCGAGTGGGCGCAGCTTCGCAATGTCCGTCTGCATCTTGTCGTAGGCTTTGCCCACGGCATCGACGTGTGCGGCCAGGCGCTTCTCGAATGGCTCTGTCGGATCTTGCTTGCCCTGCTTGTCAGCGATCTCCTTCTGCGCCTCGTCGATGCGCCTGCGGATCTCTTCGATCAGCGTTGCGGCCTTCTTCGCAGCCGACTCGCCCTGCTTGTTCCGCTCGTTCGCATACTTCTGGCGCTCGACCGATTCAGCCTTCGCGGCCGACGACTCGATCATGGCGACAGCCTTTGCGCGGGCGTCGGCATCCTTGATGCTTTCGGCGTACTGCTTTTTCAGTTCATCGAACGGTTCCCTGATAATCGCAATGCGCTCGGCCAGGTCGCCTTTCTCGGCCTTCAGGCGTGCCAGGCGGGACTGACGTTCGTTCTTCGCGTCCTCGGTGGTCAGCTTCGCCTTCAGCGTGCGCATGATCGAGTCAGCATTGCTCGGGTCGCCTGGATCTGCGGTCGGCATGGCGCTCGCGGGCACGCTGTCGGCCGATACAGAGTGGTATTCCTTGAGCGCGCCCTTCACGTCGTCGTTGTTCATCATGCCCGCGCCCTTCTGGAAGAAGGACTTCTTGCGGGCTTCCTCGATAGCCTTATCGACAGCGAACATGCCCTTCTGCGCGATGTCACGCTTGCGGTCCCACTCGGCCTTCATCGCGGCTTCTTCCGCCTTGCCGCGTGACGCATCCCACGCTGCACGAGCGGCGTAGGCATCCTTCTGCGCCTTGGTGCCCTGGTTGATGATTGCGACCATGCCCTCGACGGTGCTTTCGTCGTACTTGTCGATGGCGAAGTTGATGCCTTGCGCCGCCATCACGGCCAGGCCGATGTACGGGATCGCGCGAGCCAGGCCCATGAGCGCAGTCGTCGCGCCGGTAAGGAACGGGATCAGTCGTGCGACCACGCCGGTCAGGCCGGTCGCGCCCAGGGCTTGCGCCAGTGCTGCGGCGGCGGCCTGCTGGTTCAGCCATCCCTGGAACGTCGCCATCGCGGCGCTCGACAGTGCGATCTCGACCTGCAACGCTTTGAACAGCGCCGGGAGACGCACGAGCCACATAATCAGCTTCACGCCGATCAGCAGTTCAAACGCGAGCTTCAGGCCATTGGCGTGATCCGCGCAGAAGCGCAGCACGTCGATCACTGCGGTGAAGGCCATGCTCAATGCGTTTGCGAACTTGGTGGCGGTGCCGTCGTTCAGCATCGTCGTCAGCTTGTTGAGCAAGCCCTGGTACGCCTCGACGAAGCCGCCCTGCGCGGTGTCGGTCAGGAAGCGATTCGTGGCGTTCTGGAAGCGGGCCTGCGCGACCAGTAGCGTCTCGGTGCCGGTCTGCGCTGCGCCGTACGTTTTGCCCAATTCGCGCGCGATGGCGATGACCTGCTCGGAACCGATCTTGCCCTCGCTCATGGCCTTCGTGAAGTCCTGCACGGTCATGTTCGCGGCACGCGCTGCGATGGTGAACGCACCTGGCAAACGGTCGCCCAACTGACCACGCAATTCCTCGGCCTGGATGGTGCCCTTCGACATCATCTGCTCGAACGCCTTCATCACGCCGTCGAGTTCTTCGGTGGACAGCTTTGCCTTCACGGCCGCGCCCGCGATCTGCTCGAACGAGAAGCGGGTCTGCTGCGTGCTGAAGCCTGCCGACTGTGCCGCGATGGCGTACTTCGTGTAGGCCGGTGCGATCTTCTGGAACACGAAGCCGATGCGGTCGGCCTGTGCTTGCAGGTATTTGAAGTCCTCGCCAGCTTTGCGCGCGTCGCCGCCGTTGGCGATGGTCAGGCGGGACATGATCGCCTGGTTGTCGTTGTAGGCGGTCAGTGCGTCCTTGCCGACTTGGACCGCAGCGTTCAGGCCGACGAAGCCAGCGGCCATGCCCAGCAGTTCGCCGCGCATGCGCTGCATGTACGACAGGGTGGTGCGACCACCGTTACCGCCGAACCAGTTGAAGATCCGCGAGCCTGCGTTGTCGGCCGCTGCGCCGTTCTGCTGGTAGGCGCGGTTCAGCGCATTGAGCGCGGTCGTCGCGCGCTGCGCCTGGCCGACAAGGCGCTGCTCGGCGGCGGTCAGGTTGGCGGTGTCGATGCCTGCGGCGTTCAGCGCGTCGCGCGACGAGCGTGCTGCCGTCGTCAGATCGCCCAGGCGTTGCGCGGCCTGCTGCATGGTCCGCTGCGCCGCGTTCATGCGGGTGGTGATGTCGTCGCCCGCGTTCCCGCTGCGCATTTCGGCCACGAGGCGGTTCACTGCCAGGCGGGCCTGCCCGAATTCGGCACGAGCGGCCCGTACAGCCGCGACCTGACGCTCGTAGGCATCCACCTGGCCTGCGATCTGCGAAAGCGCCTTCTGCGCCCGCGTGGCCTCTTCTACGGCCCCTCGGTAGTCCTTGACCGGCCCACGGATCGCGGTGACGCGCGTTTCGAGGCCAGCGATGGCCGATTCCAGGCCCGAGACGGTGCGCACGGCGGCTTCTGCCGGGTTCTGAATGTCGCGGATCTGCCCGGCCAGGTTCGGTTGCGAGACGGGCGTTTGACCGCGTGCCGTCACGAGCGCGCTGCGGGTGCCCTGCTCGGCGGCGTTGGCGGCCTGCTGCAACGCGAGTTGCTGCTGCCGGATCGCGGCGGTCTTGCGGTTGATCGCCTCGGCGGCCTCGCGCTCGGCGTTCGAGAAGATGATGTCGGCGGCGGCCTGCTGCGCGGCGTGATCCATGCGCGCGACTTCGTTGGCTTCCTGCTGCGCGCGGCGCTGCTGCTCGATTGCGGCGGCGGCCTGCTGCGCGGCCTGTGCCACCTTCGCGGCGGCGGCGGCTTGCTGCGTGGCGGCGGCTGCGGCTTCGGCGGCTGCGCGGCGAGACGCGGCGTTCGAGTCGTGCGCGTCGATGGCGGCTTCCTGGCGCGCCAGGGCGTCGTTTGCGGTGCTGACGGCGGCCACGATCTTCTGCTGTGCTGCGGCCACGTTGGCGGTATCCACGCCGAACTCTTTCAGCTTCGAGCGCGTCGTCTCGATGCGGCCTTCAGCGCGTGCCAGTTCCTTCTCGGCGCTGGCGACGGCCGATGCCAGCTTCTTCGCCTCGGTGGCGGATTGCGCTTGCGACTGCGCGCCAGCATCGAGCGATGCCTTGTAGTCGGTCCACTCTTTCGAGATCCGCGCCATCGCGGCGGCGTGCGAGCCTTCAGCCTTCGTGAAGTCGGCCAGGTTCTTCGACTTGAACTCGTTGTAGGACATGCCCTTCGCGCCCTTCGACGCGGTGGCCTGGTAGTCCTGTTGTGCCTTGCGGGCGGCATCCAGTTTCGCTTGCAGGTCGGTGAGCGCCTGACCTTGCGACTGGAAGAGATTGATGAGGGCGTTCTGGCCGACCAGTGCCTTCGCTGCCCCTTCGAGTTGAGTGTAGGATTTTTCGAGTTGCTGAACGGTGGTGGTGCCGTTCTTCGCGGATTCGATCTGCGCATCCTGCGCAGCGGTCATCTTCTTGAGGGCGTCAACTACTTCGTCGGTGGTTTTCTTCGAGTAGTTAGACGCCCTGATCCGCAGTTCTACGTCTTGAGTGTTGTTAGCCATCGTTGAGTGCTTTCAATTGTCGGTTCAAATTTTCCACGCCCTTGCCACCGGGCGCGAGAACCGCAACGATGGCTGAGTGAATTAGCGTCGCTTCTGTCGCCAATCGAGCATTGATTCGCTCGCGTGCTATCTCGGTTTCGATCCATAGTTTCGACAGCGGGTATCGGTTCGCATGCTCGTGGCCCTCGGCCAGAAGCAGGCTTGCCTGCGAGCGAAGCGACCTATGGAATCGCTCGGCCCGCGTCAGGTGCGCTAGGCCGTCATCGTCGATGCCGGGATCATTCCGCCCACCAGGCTCATCACGCTGTCGAGAAACTTTTTTGCGCCACCAGCTTCCTCGAAGGTCAGTTCGATGATCTTGCGCATGCACTCGACCTGCACCGGCAGCGGCAGGCGCGCAGCGACGGCGATGGCTTCCGGTTCGTCGGCGGCCAGTGCGATCATCTTCGACACCATGTTCGGCGTCTCGCGCACGATGGTGATGGCGAAGCGTGCCGACTCGGCCAGGGCTTGCTCGCGCGTGCCTTCGTTGTCGTACAGTTGGAACAGCTTATTGAGTTCGCTGAGATTGTTGCGAACCAGATCGGAAACATCGTTCAGGGCGAGGCCACGCAGCGCGAAGCGACCGCCCCGAAACGACACTTCTTCAGTTACTACTTTGAAGTCATGCAGTGCCATTTCGGGGATCTCCTAATTACGCGCCAACGCTGTCGATGTACTGGCGCTCGGTCACAGCGTCCTTCTTCAGCACTTCGTAGTTGAAGGACATCTTCATCCAGTCGTCGCCCTTCAGCGAGTAGTCGCCGTTCGAGGTGACTTTCACGTACGGCATGAAGTAGTCACGGTTCGCGCCGTGCGGGTTGTCCGCGATGAAGCGCAGCGCGCCGCTGACCTGCTGGCCCTTGGCGATGATGATCTCGCGCGAGTAGCCTTCCTGATCGTATTTGAAGCGCAGGGTGTCGCCGTTGGCAACGTCCTTCGCGTCGGCTTCGACGTACACGCGGGCGCGTTCCAGATCGACCTCGAAGTTACCGGCCAGGGTCACGGCGGTGACGGTCGGCGGGTCGGCGGGCAGCGCGCCCGGCACGATCTTCGACACGACGAGATTCGTGATCTTCTTCGTGCCCATCGGGGTCACGTCGTCGGTGCCGAGTTGGTAGGTGCGACCGCGCACGATAACCACGTCGGTGTCCACGATGTCGGTAGCCGCAGCCACGGTCATCGGGGAAGTGTCGCCGCCGAAGAACATGGCGATGTTCTCGACC